CATCATGATCAGATCGATCTTGGCGTTCTTGTAGCGGCGCGCGTTCTTCACGGCGTCGTACAGGACGATGTCGGTCAGATCGTGGTTCGCGGAAACGCTCGTCGGGACGAGGTGGCGGTGGTCGGCCTTGGAGAGACCGTACAGGGTGGCGATGCTGGAGTCGTAGATCGCGCCGAGACCGGTCAGCTCGCGGTTGTAGGAGCTCTGCACCGTCACGAAGCCGCCCGCGGAGAGCGCGGTGCCGATGTCGCCGTTGAGCACGACCTCATAGTAGCCGTTGGTGTCCGGAACGCGGCTCACGGCCTTCACGCGGAGCGTGTCGGCGGGCGAGGTGGCGCTCGAGGAGGCGAACAGGTCGATCATGAGGCCTTCGATGAGGAAGTCGGCGGTGTCCACGTAGATCGTGTCGTCGCCAACGGCCGCGGCGGCGGCCAGATGCGCGAGGACGCCGGTGCCGTCGCCGAACAGCGAGCGGCCGATGTTCCACTTCGCGCTCTGGTAGGAGGAGTCGATCTCCTGCTCCACGGCGTTGATGATGACGGACTTGTTGCTCTGGCCGAGGGTGATCGTCTTGTGGGAAATCTGCACGTCCACATAGAGATCCTTGGACTGGAGCGTGTAGCGGACGTCGTTCATCGCGCCAGCGTTGGGCGTGTCGGCGCCCTCCGCGCCGAAGCCGAAGCCGCCGTTGATACCGACGGGCGCGGCGCCGACAAGGTTTTCGGTGGTGAGCGGCGCCTTCTTGATCTTCTCAAGGAACGGCGACGGCTCTACGGTGAGCTGATTATCGAGCGCAGGCACGTAGCCTTCCTTGATAATGCTCTACAGATTCGTGAGAATCTGCGCTTCAGTGAGGTTAAGCATTTTGTTTCTCCCTTTCTGGAAAGATTTTTTTATATCGTGGCTTGTGCCTTACGATCAGAACGAAAAGTTTTCAAGCATGCGGTGCGCTTCCTCGATGGTCTTCGGTCGGTTCGTGGGAATGGCCGCCGCGCTGGACATGCCCGCGCTGGCCGCAACGACCGGAACCTCGGCGTTCTTCTGCGCCGTCTCCGTCGCGCGCCGCGTCTCAAGGATCCGCATGACCTCCGGGTTGCTCATGGCCTCGTCGGCGATCTGCGCCGCGCTCCGCTGGGGCGCGTTCTGCGCCTGAATGCCGCGGTTGATGTAGTAGGCGATCTGGTAGCGCCGGTTCGGGTCGGCGCCGGACAGCTCCGGCGTCTTGTCAAGGATGTTCTGGATCATCGGCAGATCGTCCTTGAAGCCCTTCATCCGCTCGTCGCCGGACAGGGCCGCGATGGCCTGCTCCCGCGCCGCCGCCGCCTTCTGCTGCTCGTAGGCGTCCTTCAGCGGCGCGATCTCCTGCAGCATGGCGTTTTTGAAGTACGCCATCATGCCGTTCTGGTACTCGGCGGCCTTCTCGGCTCTCTGCTCGTCGGAGAGATAGCCCCACTGGGACATATCCAGCACCGGAATCGTGGGCTGCGCCGCGGCCTCCTCGGCCTTCTGCTCGGCGACCTGCGACTGCTGCTGAAGCATCTGGTTCAGCCGCGCGTTCTCCTCCTGCATAGTGCGCAGAGCTTCCGCGCTCCGGTTCAGCAGGGCGGAGTACATGTTGGCCTGCGCCTGCGTCATCTGCGCGCTCTCCTGCGGGGCGGCGGGCGGCGTCTCTGGCGTCGGCGTCTGCTGTGCGGGCGTCTCCGTCGGCTGTGCCGCGGCCTGTTCCGCCTCTGCCGGTGCTGGCGTCTGCGCGGCCTCCGGTGCGGGTGCCGCCTCCGCGGGTGCCGCGGGTGCAGCCGGAGCCTCTTCCGACAGCAGCGCGGCCTCCAGCTGCGCTCTCAGATCAAGCGGCTGGGTCTGGGTGGTGTTTTCGTTGTCTGCCATAATCCCTCCGTCAGATGCCGAACACCGTCACGACGTCGCCAGTCGCCGCCGTTCCGAGCGTGATCTCCACACCGTCGTCGGTGAACTTGACGCTGGATACCGCGCGAACCGATCCGTCGGAAGATGTCGCAAGCGGATACGTGCAGGCCGTAACGCCGGAAATCGTGACCTTTTTGGCCGTGGCCTGTTCGCTTGTCAGCGTGACCGTGTGAATGAGCGGTGTTTCGTTCTTATTCGGCGTCTCGCCGTTGTGCGCCATCACGCCGTGCTTGCGCGTACCATACAGTTTTCCCATATTTTTGTCCTTTCGTTTTTATGTAGTCAGGCCGCAACCGGATCGGTTGCGCTATTCGTAAAAAGATTATTATGCATTCGCAAATCGCATTCCAATGTCACGAAGGAATATATTCCGACATCGGATGGATTTTCGATGCATAGAAAGACCAGTTGCCTGCGCTTTTATATGCTGAAACAGATGCATCGGGGACATAGATTGCAAGATCAGCGTGCGTCTGCGAGAACGCAACCCCTCCCGATGGCGGGTTTACTGCGTAACAAATCACCGTCTTTAGTGATGTACATCCATAGAAAGCATTATTTTCAATGGCCTGAAGCCCAGACGGGAGAATAATCTTCTCCAAGTTAGTGCATCCGTAGAAAGCATTTTCATGAATACGTATAATCCCAGATGGGAGTGAAGTAAGCGACAAATTGATGCAGTTATAGAAAGTGCTTTTTTCAATTTTCTCAATCAAAGACGGAAGTGAAGTCAGTGACAATTTGCTACAGCCCCAGAAAGCAAATTGCCCAATGCTTGTAACTCCATCAGGAAGCGAAGTCAGCGACAAATTGATGCAGCTCTGGAAAGCAGATTCCCCAATCGTTTTAAGGCCAGACGGAAGCGATATATTAGTCAACTCGGAGAATCCTCTGAAAGCAGAATCGCGCAGTTCAGTGACCCCCGCAAGGCTATATTGTGATAGATCAGTCGGAACATTGTGCTGCTGGAAAAACGCATATGCATCGATGCCGCCAGAAATATCTTCGATAGCCTGTGCCATTTCGGATACCTTGTATTTGTCCTGCGATCCGTTCTTTTCACGGATCGCGTCTGCAATATTTTGGATATCCGATTCGTTGTAAAGCTTCTTTGCCATCAGTACGACACCCCGCTTGCGTCAAGATTGACTGCAGCCCATACGCCGGTAGAATCGACCTGAAGCAGTTTCCCGGCGTCGGCAGCGGTGACATCCGGCAGGGCTTTCACATCTCCCTTCGCCCACTTCCCGTTCTCGTCCACGACGAGCACCTTCCCCGCGTCCTCCGGCGTCACTTCCGGCAGTTCGATGGACGGATCGGTGCCTTCGCGCCGCAGACGCGGGTTCATGATGCCGTTGACGGTCGTTCTGTATGCTTTTTTCACATCGTTCCTCCCTGCGGCATAGACGCCGCCATCTGCTCGCGCAGAATGCTCTTATGTGTATTCATGTGCTCCCGGAACGCACTCGCGTACTCCGGAGCCTTCTTCTCAAGGATTCTGAACCGCATCGACAGCGCGTACCGCATGTGCGCGTCCAGATGCAGCTCGTGATCGTCCAGCTCGCCGTCCACCTGCGGGATGCTCCCCGCCTCGAACAGCGTGTTCTCCCGCTGCGCGTTCTTGCGCTGCAGATCGTCCAGACCCATCAGATCGTCCGTCTGCCCGATCCGCATCAGCTCCCACGCCTTCGCGCGGATTTCCCGCGGGATCGTCCCGTCCGAACCGGCGAACAGACCCATCTGGAACGCCTGAAGAAAATTCTCCTTCTGCCGCTCCGGGGAATTCTTCAGCTCGTTCTCCGTCGTAAAATCCACGTCGAACGAGGTGATGTCCTCCGTAGACCACACGATGACGGAACCGCCGTTGTCCGCGCCGGACGCCTGCAGTGCGCGCCAGTTCGCCGCGCGATCCTTGTAAATCCACAGCCACAGCCGCGCCATGCTGCACACCGCCGTGCGGAACGTCTCCGCCGTCAGCGAAAGCCGCGTGTTGTCGATCTGCCGCAGCCGCTCGATGGCCGTGCCGGACGTCACGCCCGTGGGCGTCGCGCCGACCACCATCATCTGCGATACCGCCGCCGTATACTCCATCGCGTTTTCCAGCCGCTCGATTTCCTTCATGACCGTTCCCGGCAGCTCCGGGTTCGACATGAACTGCGGCGGGCCGCCCATCGTCGGGTTGTACTCGACCACCCGGCCCGGCGGCAGACCGTTCTCGGTCAGATCGTCCACGTCCACAGACCCCGCAGGCACCGCAACCGGATTGGATACCGTCGTGGCGATGTAGTCGTACACTTTGTTCAGGCAGGAGTTGTACGCCCTCTGCAGCGGGATCAGCTCCTGAATGATCGATTTGCCGAAAAACTGCCCGGCCACGACCTGGTCTTTCACCGCCTTCAGCGGAATCTCGCGGTACGGCATGTCTCCATACCACACAAGCCGGTCGTTGACCACGATCGCCATTACACCGTCCGGGTGTTTCCGGCTCCTGCGCTCAAAATACGTCAGCACTCTGGCCGCGTCCTTGCGCTTTTCCTTCGACAGAGAGAACACCGTCAGATCCTGCCCGTTCAGCCCCGCGGCGGGGCGCGGCATCAGCGTGTACTGCTCGATCTCCTGCCCGTCCTCGTCGATCCCGTAGAGGTCATAGACCTCGCGGACGCTCATCACCTGCTCGATGATGACGGAATACTGATCGGACACCTCCTGCTGATACAGATCCTCCGGGAAAATCTCGTAGGAGGACAGCACCGCGTAGGCCAGATCGCCCGTGCGCACGTCCTCCAGCCTGGTCTTCACGACCACGCCGTCGCCATCGTCCGCTTCCTCGGTGACCTCGCGCTTTCCGACGATGTCGCCATCGCGCGTGTCCCACCACGAATAGAAGAACGCCGTCCCCGTCAGCCCCGCCCACTGGTAGGCGGTATCCATCTTGCGGGAGAAATCGCCGTGCGTCTGCGTGTACTGCAAAAGCTTCGTCGATACGTCCGCTTTCTGGTAATCGTCGATCTCGTCCGTGCGCGGTTTGACAACCATGTCATACTGCACAGTGCGGAGATTGGCGATCCGCGTCTGGATCAGCGGCGCGATGCGGTTGTAGATGCCGCGCGCCATGTAGTCGTGCTCCGGCACGAAATCTTTGATCTCGCCCGCGGAGACGTTGATCTCGCAGTTCTGATGCCCCGCGAGAAAATTCGCGTTGAGCACCCACTGCAGCTCCAGCGACTTGCGCTCCCCGCGCCGCCGCTCCAGCTCCTCCTTGATGTGTGAGACGATATCGTCGGCGTATAGCGTTTCGCCGTCATCGACGTCGAGCGGACGACCCTTGTCCGGTTCCTTCTGCTCCTACCGGGTCAGCCCGGCGCGGAGCAGCTCAATGAGATTCACTCGCCGTCACCCCCGTTTCGCCATTTTTTTGCGTTTTCAGCCATTTTCGTCTCCCTCGCATGAACCGGCGGGGGTACGAGCGGGATCTTTTCCTTGATGCACAGCGCGTCCCGCCACCGCGCGTCCGACCTGGCCTTGATTTCCATCATCCAGATCACCACGACGGCGTGCGCCACGATCAGCACCAACAGCACCGCGTAGATCATTTCGTCCTCCGGTCGTTATAGTCCGTCAGAAGGGACGCCGCCACGGCGGATACCGCCATGCACGATAGAATCAGCACCGCAATGCTCATATCGTCGCCCACACTCCTTCGACATACTCCACAAAAGACGTCATGTCCCGGAGCAGACACTGGTCTTCATTCCGCTCTGCCCATGTGACAAACGCCTCTTCGGATTTCTTCGGTACGCGGACGATCACCGCCTCATACTCCGGCGTCTGATACACCCGCTTGCGGTTCTCCTTGCACCCCGGCGGGAGAATGAGCATCGCCCCTCTCGGCACGCAGGCCATCCAGATGGAGCACCCTCTCGACCACAGCCGCCACAGGGGTGTGATTTCCTCGCACTCCCAGTACGACTTATTTTCCATCGGACTTCTTCTTCCCCTTCGGCTTTGCGGCCTTCTCCTCCTGGGTCGGCTCGGCCTTCTCCTCAGCCTGAGTCGGATCGACCAGCACCTCCGGCTCGGTCACCGGCTCCGCGTCGCGCGCCTCAAACCACGACCAGACCGCCCTTGCGCAGTCCCGGCACAGCCGAACGCCGCCGCGCAGATCAGCCGACCGCGCCACCAGCACCGTGTCTCTGCCTCCGCACCCGCGGATCGAGCAGATGCGCGTCGTCCGCGTCGGGCGAATATGAATCTCTCTCGCCATCCTTATACCATCCTATTTGATTTATGCCCGCCCAGCGCACGCCGCTTGGCGTCGGCCAGCATCGCGCGCCTCTCTTCCTCCTCGCTCGGAGGTTTCACCGGCGCACGCTGATGCATGACGGCGAAATACCGCAGTGCGTCGGGCAGATGCGTCACGTCGTGCGGCTCCGTCGCCGCGTCCTGCGGATCGTGGATATCATGCTGAAGCGCGGCCAGGTCTTTGATCAGCTCCGTACACGTGCGGAAAATCCGCATCCGCGCCGTCTGTCCCTCTCCGTCGGGGGAGGGCATGGGCTTGAGCCACTCGTGCAGTGCCGCCCACCCGGCGAGGCGGGAATTGGACGCGATCCCGCCGCGCAGACCGGCGGCGGCGAACAGCTCCAGCTGCGTCCGTCCGCTGTCCCTCGACCGAGACCGCATATCCGGCGGGAAATACGTGTCCGTGATGCCCTCGTCCGGGGCCTCTGCGTCGAGGATCTCCTTCGCCGCGTCCGACACGATCAGATTCGGGCGCTTGATCGCCCTGTACACCACCGCGGATCCGTCCTCGCCCAGAGCCACCCACACACAGGCCAGCGCGTCGAGGCCGTAGTCGATCGCACGGTATCTCTTCCAGTGCGCGGGGATCTCGAACGGCTCGCAGACGTGAATCTCGCGCCGGAATTCCTGGAAATACGCCGTCTCCGACAGCGCGTCCCAGTCTCCGTCGAGCCATGCGCGCCGCAGATCGGGCGGCAAGGCCTCCAGCTGTTTGATGTAATCGGGATTGGACGCCATCAAGATTGCGTTATCACGGACACCCGCCTGTATGAAAACGTAGTCCTCCGGGTTCTCGCCCGGCAGAAATTCCCGATCCACGAACAGCCGCCGAACCCACGCATGCCCCACCCCGCCGGGGTTGCACGTGATGTACGTGCGCAGGGGGAAATCGTTCACGCCACGGCGGCATGCGTTGATCGTGCGGAACTGGTATTCTGTAAAGTTCGTCGCTTCATCGAAATACAAGATATTGTATTCCTGCCCTTGGTACTGCGCAAGATCTTGGTCTGACGCGCAGTATCCAAACTTGATGATGGAGCCGTTCACAAACGTCAATGTCTTATCGGCATCCTTGTACCGCGCGATCCCCGCGCACTTCGTGGTCAGTGGCCGGATGTGGTTCTCGAGCAGCTCGGGGTACGTCCGACGGAGGATCAGCTGCCGAATGCCCCCGTAGGCCAGAGCCATCACGACGGCTTTGAAATCCACCGCCCACGATTTGCCGCCGCCTCGCGCCCCGCCGTATGCCACGTAGGACGCCGTCGCCGTCAGGAATTCCCGCTGTTTCGGCTGCGGCGACCCCAGATCAATCAGCATAGCACCTCTGGGTTATCAGGTCGACTCCCTCGATAACGGCCCTCTCCTCGAGGATATAAAGGTACCGCCCCATAACTGCCGCCTGTTCGCGCAGAAGCTCGATCGGACAAGTCGGGGTGAATTCAAGTCGCCCCGCGTCGTACTTCACGAGCATATTGTGCAGTTTGGTGTAGCGCTCTTTCAGTTCCTTGTACTCCGCGATCATTCTTTCCTTCCACGGCTCCATGTTTATCCTCCTATAATTCGCCTTTTGTGCATATTGCACAAACGCATGAAATACAATCCCGCGATTATACGACACCAATTTGTGCATATTGCACAAACAACAGGCCGTGTCCCTCTCCGTTGGAGGGCGAAAGGTAAGCAGGATTTACCTGTCAGCCTAAAAAATAAAGGCGAAAGGTCCGTGCGTACACCGGAAATACTCTCGCGTGATTCTGTCCACGGCCCTCCCGCCTTACGATCTGCCCTTGTCAACAGGGGCAATTTCGTCATCAATGGGTGCAATTTCGTCATTTTGCACAATTTGGCCCCACACGGGAGGCCATTTCGTCACTTCGCATACGCTTCCGCATCGCCCAGCTGCACCGTGATCGTCTGTGCATCTTCACCAATCACGGCCTTGTCATAGCCGCACATTTTGTTCAGGCTGTCGATCGCGTCGATCGCAACCCGCGCAGCCTTCTCATCGACGGCCTCGATTTCCTGCCCGTCGGCATCGATCTTGATCTTCCTCGCCGACCGCATCCCCAGCGCGGCCAATTCTGCCAGACTCTGTGCGGCTTTTTCGCGTGTCCAGATCTGCGTAAGCGATCGGGCAGACTGTGCCGCACTCTCCGCGAGGGCCTTGTCCCGCGCCGCTTTCAGCCGCTCCAGTTCTGCCGCCACACGGGGCTTTTTTGCAAGAACACAGGCCTTCGCGCCCGTGGTTCCGCGCCGTTCCGATTCTTTGTATCCAGCTTTGGCGTATGCGTCAGTGAGTGTGTCGCCGTCCACAACAAACAGGCAAAACGCCCGTTCCTTCTCGGTCAGCGCGTTTTTCGACCTGCTCGGCACGGTTCCTCCCCCACATTCGCATTGATTTTGTGCATATTGCACATATCTTTTCCCCCACATTATAGCACAAATCGTCCACATTGTCAAGTGTTTTTCCCCACCACGGAAAAAGCGCCCGGCAAGAGCCAGACGCTTCATTATAGATTATGCTTCCTCCCCGATTATTCCTCCTCGCTGCGCGTCACTGCGTCGATCACTCCCAGCGCCATGTCAGCGCGGATCAGCCCGACGATGTACGCACTGGTAGTCATGCCCAGACTGCGCGCATGGGCGGCGATCTCTTCCTTCTCGCCTTTGTGCACGACGAATCGTATCGTATCATAATTCTTTTCATTATACTTGCGTTTCACCGCTGTTGATGTTCTACCCATGGTTCTTCCTCCCTTCTTATGGGTTTCCTTATTATATCACACATGGGCATACTCCGTCAAGTATGCATCTTGCACAGAATACTTCGCCAAGTATGCCAGAAAGATTGTGCAACATTGCGGCTTGACATACTCGGCAGAGTATGCTATACTATATGTGTCCTCAGGAGAGGGCGCGCCGGTCACAAGCCCGGCCACATCATCTATCAATGGAGGAATAACCATGACGTTCATCAATGATTTCGTCGAAGGATTCAAGGTGGAGGCGGAGGACTGGTATCAACCAGGCATCATCTATCTGAACATCGCATACATCAAACCCGGAGGAGCAATTTCACGTCCAGAGTGGGAGAAGGCGTTCCTGCTCCGCATCTCGCCGGACGCGCTCCGTGACTGGATCCACACCATCGTCAGCGTACTGTGCATCCTGCCAGAGCGTAGGGACACAGACGGACGGCTGATTGTGACAGAATTACAGGCAGACGCAGAGTGATGCGGCATCGGGGTCGCGCAAGCGGCCCCACAGTTCACAAATTGTTTACAACTTTTCTTCAAAACCCATTGACAAACCACCACTGCGGTGGTATAATAGTAGCATCAAAGGGCGGGGACAACCCGCGAGGAGGAAATGAAAATGATCGCTTACAGAGTACACGAGGATAACGGCGGCGGCGTGCACATGATCGTCACCGACTCGGACGGAATCCGTCATCTCTTCGCCTCGCTTGAGCAGGGCGCGGAAATCGGCCTGCTGCGCGATATGATCGGCCAGCTCCGCGACGATCCGGATGCGTGGACGCTGTGGGACGGCTGGGAGGATGATGAGATCTCCGAGGCCGACGCCATCGCAGAGATCGAGGAGCAGGACGATCTGATCGCGTGGAGCGGCGAGGATGGAGAGGATCATTTCGATCTCGGAGCAATTGGAGCATCTGGCCGCTACCTGCTCGGCATCGGCGGCGAGGGCGCATGAGCAAGCTCAACGATCTCACAGGGCGCCGTTTCGGCGCCCTCACCGTGATCGAACGCGATCCGGCCCGCACCAGCGGAGATGCCTTCTGGATCTGCCGCTGCTCGCGCTGCGGCGAAATGAAATCGATTCGCGGCGTATACCTCACCGGGCCACGCGCGTATCAGGACTGCGGCTGTGCGTGGGCCGAGCGGAAGCGCAATCTCACCGGCGAGCAGATCGGCACACTGCGGGTGGCCGAGCTGCTCCCGGATCGGCGCGGCGGGCAGAAACGCTATCGTACAGTCTGCTCGTCGTGCGGACGGGAGGCTGTGAAAACGCAGAACTCCCTGCTCGCCGGAAAAAAATGCTCCTGCCAGGAGGCTCGGCACCAATTTGATCCTGAGCAGATAGCAAAGAAATTCGTCAACGGGGCGAGCGTCAGCGCGGCGATGGCAACGGAACCGCTTCCGACGAGCAGAACCGGCTACCGATGGGTTCGCTGGTACCCGCGGAATCGTTGCTACTGCGCCACATTCCGCGTCGCTGGCGTTCGGTATTTCAAATA